GATCGATCAGCACGCTGCCCTTCTAATGAAGAAAGGCAACACCTCGCAGGAAATAACAAAGACCGAACTTTCTATTGCTCGCAATCAAAACCTCATAAACCGCCTTGCCAACGAACTAACTGCTCTTATGGCAAAGGAAACAGCTTATGAAGAGAACAGGGAGGCCATTGAAAACTTGGAAGCCCTCATTACAGAGCAAAAGACCGTTGGCTCGCTTATTTCCGGCAGGAGAAGGGAATTGAACGGTTGCAAGACAACGATCAACAACCTCAACCGCAAGGTCGGTTCTTTGGAGCAAAAGGTAGAAAACATCAAAGAGCAAAAGCAGGAGTTCGTTGATCTCCGCGAGCAGTTCTCGGCCTATGACCTTTACATGCGTTGCATGCATCCAAACGGCATTGCTTACGATGTCATCAAAAAGAAGTTGCCCGTCATCAACCAAGAAATCGCAAAGGTCTTGGCAAACCTAACAAATTTTGAGGTCTTGTTTGAGGAGAACGGAAACAAGTTGGAGATCTTGATCAAGCACCCAGCCCACGAGCCACGCCCTCTTTCTATGGCATCAGGCGCTGAAAAGACAATGGCTGCTATGGCTATTCGCCTTGCTTTCCTCTCCGTTTCCAACCTTCCAACCAGCGACATTATGGTTTTGGACGAACCAGGGACGGCACTGGACGAAGACCACCTTCAGTCCTTTACCCAACTGCTAGACATGATCAAGGGCTATTTTAAAACAACTCTTCTTATTTCTCACCTTGACTCTCTCAAGGACATAGCAGACATGACCCTTGACATAACCAGAAAAAACGATTACGCTTTCATAAACCAATAACTATTTATTGTGAGAAGGAGACCTTTAATTATGAAAATCACAAAGGCACAGTTAAGAAAACTCATCAAGGAAGAGCTTGAAGGAATATCCGAAGAAGAGGATATTTCCGAAAGAAAGTCAAAGACCGATGTAATAAAGCAGCCCGCCCCGCCGGCTTATGTTGTTACAACATTTGCTGGTTCCGGCCGTGGCAGCACAGTTCCTATTTACATCACCAGCGATAAGAAGGCAGCAGAAGATGTTCTTGACCAACTCCTTGGCAAGTCAGTTTCTCCTTTCGACAAGTCGCAGGGCGACTCTTACAAGATGGAAGTTTGGAACGGACACCCCAGCGACGACTCTCAAATTCGTAGAGAGAACCCTGGAATGTTTAGTGGCGAGCCCAAGCCAATGAAGAAGAAGGGTCTTTTTTCAGAGGAGTAAATTATGAAAATCACAAAGGCACAGTTAAGAAAACTCATCAAGGAAGCCTTAGAAGACAGGATCAATCCCGATGACGATGACTTGGAGCAAGCAGGCTTCCGGCCAGTTCCCGAAGAAATGGGCACAGAAGATGAAGTCCGAGCCGAGATCGATGAGATCCTTACTGATGCCGGAATGACACCAATGGATGCTCTTGTCGTTCTCGCGCAGCAAGGCGTCATTGATGTTGTGCTTGATCTTGGCAGATTTCTAAAAGAATAGGAGAAACCTACATTATGAAAATTACAAAGACACAGTTAAGAAGCATCATCAAGGAAGAGTTGGAAGCCGTAATGGGGGAACAAGTCTTACTTGAAGAACTTGATAATCAAATTGTAGAAAAATACGCTCACGCCGTTGCTGGCGGCATGCGCGGAAGCACAGCATTGAAAGATCTTGGAATCAGTGTTAAAGGTTTGTCGTTACTCTTGGCAGATATGATAACCTCCAAGGATCCAGAATATTCAGCCGTTTATGGAAAGTATGGCTTTGACGCAGGGGACTCGATGCCTCAAGAGGCTATTGATGAACTTGTAGAATATCTTAACAATTTTGACATCAGTAGCCTCTTTGGCGGGCTTATGAAGAGTTTAGGTAGAAAGGTTGGCCTTAATTATGTTGAGCAAGAACTCACTGCTGCTCACGATAAGGTGTTAGAAGTGTTTAGTAAAATTCAAAAAAGACAGGCCAAGGGGCAGTCAAGTAAGGCGAGGCCGCAGCGAGGCCCACGCGGTGGTGATTTTTCGTCTAGCATGACGACTCCTATGTCTTTGTTTGGGCCAAAGCTTTGAACCAATAGGAGGAACAATGAGCATGGCTATCAGAGGAGCAATAGATAAAGGTCTAGAAAAGGTCGTTTCACGCAAGTTACTTGTGTGGGGCGTAGCAACCGGTCTCGCGGCTGGAGGCTTCCTTACAAGTGGAGACTGGGTTATGATCTCGGCACTTTACATCGGTGGTCAGTCAGTTATTGACGCCGTTGTTAAGATGAAGGGTGTCTGATGATCCTAGACTTCGTTAAGAATCACTGGAAGGAGATGGCGCTTGCTATTCTCCTTTTCGTCGTTTCCTTCTTTTGGTGGCAAGATCATAGAGGTCTTGTCAGGGCTTATGAGGCATCCACCAAGAGCCTTGAGGAAAGGATCGACGGTCTAAAAGAAAGTTATGAGATAGAAGCCCTTAAGAAGGATGAGGCGTTAGCCGACTACAAAAAGCAACTTTTTATCCTAGAATCCGAGCGCATGGACTTTATCGAAGAGTTAGAAAACAGAAAGACTGAAAGAAAGGTTGAGTTTGTGAAGATGCGCAGAAATGATCCAGAGGGCTTTATTCTAAAGATCGAAACACAGTTTGGTTTTGAGCATGTGGAGTAGGCTTCTATTCCTTTTCGTTCTTCTTTACCCATCAGTCGCTCACGCTGACGATGGCAAGTTCTCACTCGTCCCAAAGAACGGGGTTGTCAAGTTTGACGCGACCTGCTTTGATGACAACGCAATGGCAAAGATCTTAACTTTCAGCGAGTTCATCGCCGTTGAATTAAACAGTGCTTGCTCTTTTGAAAAGGACAAGATGTTATTAGACCACCGTTTGGAGGTTGAGAACCTACAAATAGAAAAGCAAGGCTTAGAAGAGCGCTACTTGATAGAGATCAACACGAGGGATGAAGAAATAGAAACCCTTAGGGACATAATCAAAAAGAACAAGAAACTAAACATCCCGGTCGTCATCGCCACAAGCGTTGCGATCGGTTTTGGTGTTGGTTTCGGCACTTACCACTTAGCGAGTAGATGATGGGAAAGAAACTTGATCTAAACGACATAGCAAGGTTTGAGAACGCTATTGCGAAGAAATATGGAAAAGAGGCCATCGAGAACCCAAGGAAGTATTGGAATGACGAAAAAGAAGAGTCTTACAAAAAGCAGATTAAAGAGATGGCGGAAAAAGAGTATGCGTCCGAAGAAAAGGATGAGAAAGTAGAGCAAGACGGCTTTTTAGTCTCCAAAAAACTACTTAATAGAGAAACTACTAAAAGGGTTTGTCCCGTTTGTAAAACATACTCCTTTAAAATAAGGGACGATGTTTTTATGAACAAATTTGATTGCTGCTACAATTGTTACATGAAATGGATAGAAGGCGGCCGAGAAGAGCGTTGGCTCTCGGGCTGGCGGCCAAACCAAACTTGAGGAGATACTAAATGGCGACAACTTACGAAATAGTCAGAGGCATTTCACAGGCAATGACCCGTGCTTATGACGGTGCCCACGACGAAAATGGAGAGCCGGTAAAGATCGGACTCAAGCGAGAGGAAGGCAACCCGCTTATTGACAAGCGCGTTATGGACGGCTTTGGCGTCAAGTTCCACGGCAACCGCCTAATGATCACCTACCACGCAGAGATCAAACTAAAGGACATCTATGGCTCCGACATCGAGGGCGAGATTGACCAGATGATTACAGACATTGCTTCTTTCCTAAAGAAAGAGTACAAGAAGATCACTGGCGAAACTCTAAGCCTCACGCCAGAAGGCGAAGTCAAGGTGCTAGCCCAGAACACTTCCCGCGTTCGTTCTTTCGTCACGGCTGACAAGATGTTCAAGATCGGCGGCATTGACGCAGAGGAAATAAACGCTGCTTCCAGCGACCGCCTAGAAGATAACTTCCGTAAGTTCCTAGAACTAGGCGGCGAAGGAAGGGCTCCAAACGACAAGCGTAAGGACTAATGCCTCGCTTATCCAAAAAGGAGACAATGAGGGAGATTGTCAAGTGTGGCAAAGATCCCTCTTATTTTATCAACAACTACGCTCGCATTTCCCACCCTCTAAAAGGTCTTATTCCTTTTAAGACTTACCCTTTTCAGGACGATTTGCTTGTTGATTTCAACGACTATCGTTTCACAGTCATTCTAAAGGCCAGACAGTTAGGCATCTCCACTATTACGGCGGCCTACATTGTCTGGCTTATGCTGTTTCATAGAGACAAGAATGTCTTGGTTATTGCGACAAAGTTCGCAACCGCAGCCAACCTTGTAAAGAAGGTAAAGAACATTATGCAAAATGTTCCCCCTTGGCTTCGCATCGCACAGATCAAGATCGATAACCGAACATCCTTCGTTCTTACAAACGGCTCCGAGGTAAAGGCTGCATCGACCTCTGGGGACGCCGGTCGTTCCGAAGCGCTCTCGCTCCTAGTCATTGATGAGGCCGCCCACGTAGAGGGCCTAGAAGACCTCTGGACAGGTCTTTATCCTACCCTATCTACTGGTGGTCGCTGCATCGCCCTCTCCACCCCGAACGGTGTTGGAAACTGGTTCCACAAAACCTATGTTGAGGCAGAGCAAAATGTAAATGACTTCCACCCGGTAAACCTTCCTTGGGATGTTCACCCTGATCGAGATCAAGAGTGGTTTGAGAAAGAGACGAGAAACATGTCTCGCAGACAGATTGCACAGGAGTTAGAGTGCAACTTCAACGCTTCTGGTGAAACAGTCATCCATTCAGAAGACCTAGAAAGAATTGTTTCCGAGATCTGCGAGCCAAAATACAGAACCGGCTTTGATAGGAACTTCTGGCTATGGGAACAGTACGATCCACAAGCAACCTATCTAATGGTCGCCGATGTTGCAAGAGGTGACGGAGCAGACTATTCTGTCTTTCATGTCATCAAACTAGAAACCATGGAGGTCATAGGTGAATATCAAGGAAAACCAAACTTGGAAGATTATGCTACCATACTTGACAACACAGGTAGAGAATTTGGCAATTGCCTTTTGGTGGTGGAAAATAACAGTTTAGGCATTTCTATACTTGAAA